CTTGACACTGCTTTTGATGTTCTGGGAGACATTATTCTGTCTTGTGCTTCACAACAGTATGGAGGTTTCACTGTGCCAGAGGTTGATAAGATTTTAGCACCTTACGCAGAAAAGAGTTACAAGAAGTATATTGAGGAGTATCTTGAGATTAGAGGACAGCAGACAGTGACTAAAGAGTGTACTGACTGGGCTTTCAGAAAAGTTGAGAGAGATTATGAACAGGGATTCCAAGGTATTGAAATGAAGCTCAACACTGTTGGAAGTTCCAGAGGTGACTATCCATTCATCACTATGACTTTAGGACTTGGCACAGCTCGTTTTGAAAAACTTGCTTCTATCACTTTCCTTAGAGTACACAAAGAGGGTCAAGGTAAGCCGGGATTTAAGAAACCTGTACTCTTCCCAAAAATTGTATTTCTGTATGATGAAGAACTTCATGGTGAAGGGTGTATCAATGAAGATGTGTTTGAAGCAGGTATTGACTGTTCTTCAAAGACTATGTACCCAGACTGGTTATCACTGACTGGTGAGGGATATGTAGCTGAAATGTATAAAAAGTATAAGAGAGTTGTCAGTCCTATGGGGTGCAGAGCTTTTTTATCTCCATGGTATGAGCGTGGAGGAATGACACCTGCTGATGAAGATGACAAGCCAGTGTTTGTTGGAAGATTTAATATTGGAGCTGTGTCACTTCACCTGCCTATGATACTTGCAAAAGCCAGAAGAGAAAGTAAGGACTTCTATGAAGTGCTTGATTATTACCTTGAAATGATTAGAGGTATTCATAAGAGAACCTTTGATTATCTGGGAGAAATGAGAGCAAGTGTTAATCCAGTAGCTTATTGTGAAGGTGGCTTCTATGGAGGTCATTTAAAACCTTCCGACAAAATCAAACCACTGTTAAAGCCTATGACGGCTTCATTTGGTTTCACAGCCTTGAATGAACTTCAAGAGCTTTACAATAAAAAGTCTCTTGTCGAAGACGGAGAATTTGCTTTAGAGGTTATGAAACATATCAACACCAAAATTCAGCAGTACAAGTCAGAAGATGGTATCTTGTATGCTATCTATGGAACACCTGCTGAGAGTCTATGTGGCTTACAGATTGAACAGTTCCGAAAAGAGTTCGGAGTGATTGAGAAGGTAAGTGACAGACCTTATGTGTCAAACTCTTTCCACTGTCATGTTACAGAGGACATTACTCCTATTCAGAAACAAGACCTTGAAAAGAGATTCTGGCATTTAGCGAATGGTGGCAAAATCCAGTATGTGAGATACCCATTAGGGTACAATGTTGAAGCAATCCGCACACTTGTAAGAAGAGCTATGAAAATGGGATTCTATGAAGGTGTGAACTTGTCTTTAGCATACTGTGATGACTGTGGACACCAAGAGCTTGAAATGGACGTTTGCCCTGTATGTGGTAGTAAGAATCTCACAAAGATTGACCGCATGAATGGTTATCTCAGTTACTCAAGAGTGAAAGGTGACACAAGATTGAACTCAGCTAAAATGGCTGAAATTGCAGAAAGAAAATCAATGTAATTATTGAAGAAAGGAAGGTAGCAACAATGGGTGTACCTAATAAAACAAAAGTACTTAGAGTGTCCGGCTCTTCTCCTACAAAAGAGACTGCCGGAAGTATTGTTAAGACTTATGAAGCAGGATATACTGATATTGAGTTAAGAGCTATTGGAGCTTCTAGTGTAAACCAGATGTTCAAAGCTATGGCTACTGCCAGTAGTATCTTTGCTCAAAAAGGTAAAGTCTTATCTTTCAGACCGGGTTATGGTGTAGCAGACATTGACGGTGATAAGACTGTGTTAATTGCAAGACTGATTGTAGAATAAGAAAGGAGAATTTATTATGTATTTTAAAGAAGCATTAGAAGCTATGAAACAGGGTCACAAAGTCAAACTTCCATCATGGGGTGGTTACTGGTGTTGGGATAACAACAAACAGACCATTATGATGTACTGTAGACAAGATGATGTTGACAATGGACAGAAATCTCCACTGGACATTCGTGAGACTCAAAGAGTTGAGTACACACTTTCCAATGTTCTCAGTGATGAATGGGTTATTGCTGATGAACACAATACACCTTTACTTGGTGGTATTGCCACATTCTCATTTGGTGAAGCAATCAAGTACATGAAGCGTGGCTTTAGAGTAAAACGTAAAGGTTGGAATGGTAAAGACCAGTACATTGAGCTTGCAAGTAACATCAGCTACAAAACACCTTCTGGTCATGTAGCAAACTGTGAGCATAAAGCAATCGGAAATCAAGCAATCGCATTTGTTGGCACTTCTGGTGTACAGATGGGTTGGCTTGCTTCTCAAGCAGATATGCTTGCAGATGACTGGTGTTTTGCAGAGTTATCAACAATGTAAGGAGGAGACAGGTGATGATTACAGTAACAAAGAACTTTAGCTTTGAAGCGTGTCACCACCTGCCACACTATGTAGGAGCTTGTCACAATCTTCATGGACACTCTTACAAACTCAGTGTGACAGTTGGTGGCAATATCATTAAAGACACAAACAATCCAAAGTGCGGAATGGTTATTGACTTTAAAGATTTGAAACATATTGTTAAAGAGGTAGCTGTGGATAAATACGACCACTGCAATCTCAATGACTATTTCCCTAACCCGACAGCAGAGAATATGGTTTCGGTTATTTCTTCCGACATTATTTCCAGATTGCCAGAGGGTGTTCACCTTGTAAGTGTGAAGCTGTGGGAGACAACAGATAGTTATGCAGAGTACTCTATTTTAGAGTCATAAGGAGGTAAGACTATGTTATACTATGATGAAATTTTCTGTAGCATACAGGGAGAGTCAAGTGATACAGGTCTTCCTTGTGTCTTTATCCGTCTGTTTGGGTGTCCTGTTGGTTGTTCTTATTGCGACCAACCTCAGAAGAAAGAAGACAGAAAAAGAATTTCTGTGGGTAACATAGTCCAGACAGTACTCAAAGACTACAAGTGGTGTAAGAACATCTGCTTGACTGGTGGAGAACCTTTAATCTATGATGAAGCACTTTCATTGGTGTATGAATTACAATCACTGGGATTTAAAGTCTCCATTGAAACAAGTGGGTGTGTACCACTTGAAGAACCAAGCTACAGACGAAGTTACAAATATGTGATGGACATTAAAGGTCCTTCCAGTGGAGTGAAACACAAGAACATTTATGAGAATCTTTTAAAACTCCAAAACACTGACGAGGTTAAGTATGTCATCAAGGACAGAGAAGACTATGAGTTTATGAAGGGAGTAATGAAGAAATATCCTACTTCCGCAAAAATTCTTGTCAGTCCTATGTTTGACCCAGATGGAAAAGCATACATTGGACATGAGTTAGTTGATTGGATTCTGGAAGACCATTTAGATGTTCGTGTGCAGATACAGCTTCATAAGATTTTGGAGGTAAAGTAATATAGAAAGAAACCAGTAGTGATTGAAGCAGTGCAATTTCTGGATAACCCAGAAAGACTTTGTGAGCTTTCGGAGTTTATCACTACTCAAGATTTAAGGGTTAATTATGAAGACCCAGAAAATCCTGTACTCAAGATTGAGACACTTGAAGGTGTTATGAACGCAAGTGTGGGAGATTATATCATCAAGGGTGTCAACGGAGAATATTATCCATGCAAACCAGACATTTTTGAAAAGACTTATGAGGAGGTGAAGTAAGATGGCTTGCGGAACAAAAAGTAAAGGTGGAAGTAAGAAGGGTACTAAAAAAGGAAGTAAGAAAGGTGGTAGAAAATAATGTATTCAAGACCAGTTGACCCAGAAGAATTGAAATGGCAGAGAAGGGATGACGCAAGAACCTTAGCCAGAGCAGAAGAAATCAAAGCAGACAAAGAAAGATATGATGGAGCTAAGATTGGAGCTAAAGAGATTTTAGCAGAAGAGACAGCAAGACTCAATGGACTGAATAAAGTAGCAGGAAGAAAACCTGTTAGAACATCACAGCCAGAAGAGAATAAACAGCAGAGAAACGTAGGTCAACCTCTTTATCATAATCCGGTTAATAAAGCTAAACCTTCAAGAAGTTCTCTTCCGGCTGATATTCCAGATGTGTTTCGGAGGTAGTTTATGAAAGAAAAGATTGTTGTACTTAACAGTGGTGGCTTTGATAGTGTGTGTCTGTGCCACTATGTAAGAGACCAACACCCAGACGCAGAAATTCACTCCCTTCATTTTGAATATGGAAACAGAAATCGACTCATGGAAACTCATTGTGCTAAGAAGGTGTGTAAGAAACTGAACATGATTTATCATAATGTGAGACTTGACCCTATTAGATGGACAGCAAGTACTCTCTATGGTAGAAAACACTCAGACCCAGATGGTGACGCTCAGTATTTAGAGTACCGCAATCTTATCTTCATGGCTTATGCTTCTTCTTTAGCACAAGGAATTGGTAGTAAGAAAATCTATGTAGCTGTGATTAAATCAATTCCGGGGCATGAATACATTGACTGTACTGGTGAGTTCTTTAATAATCTTGAGCAGGTGTTGAAAGACTCTGATATAAAGATTGAAACACCATTCATAGATATGGATAAATGGGATTTTAAAGATATAGCCAGACAGCACAATATTACTCCGGCAGATTTCTTTTCATGTAACGAGCCAACACTGAAAATTTTCCCTTGTGGGAAGTGTCCAGATTGTCTTGCACTTGAAGAAATTTATGGCGAAACATATTGACTTTGATAAGCTCCTCTGGTATAGTAAGAGAAGGTTAAGAAAACGTACTTTAACAGGTGTTTAGTATATTCCCCTGTTATAAGAACACCCTTAATCAAATATACAAAAAGGAGGACGAAACTATGATGAAAGCATACGCAGGTCCTAGCAATGGACGTAGTGGTGGTAATTCTACTCGTAGCGGTAGAGGTGGTAATGCTATTCAGAGAGCAGGAAGAGCTATCCGTAATGGTATTTCCAATGTAGTAAACCGTGTTCGTGGTCGATAATCGTCACACAGCCAAAAGTAAGAGAGCATTGGGTTGACAATAGGTTGACCCAGTGCTTTTTTATGTTATATGAGAGTGTTACACACTTTTTTATTGACAAATATGTGGGTTAGTGATACGCTTTCTTTTATAAGGAGGTGTTATTTTGTCAGTAAAGATAAACTTGATTGGAAGACACTTTGATAGATTAAAAGTTATAAAAGAACTTCCATCAACAAGTGGAAACTCTTACTGGTTATGTGAGTGTAAATGTGGAAACACTTGTAGAGTTAGAGGTCAAAATCTCATAAAAGGTATAACTAAGAGTTGTGGGTGTTTAAGAACCGAAAAAACTATTGAAAGGAGTACTTCAAAAAACACCTATAAAAAATGTGGTGAATACACTTATGTTTATGACAACCTTGGCAATAAATGTATTATTGATACAGAAGACCTTGAAAAGATTAAGCCCTACTATTGGTCTAAAAGTGATGAATACTGGATAAGTCAACGAAGAGAACTACAGAATAGCAGACTTCATAGGTTTATCCTTGATTTCCCTAATTCAGAAGATGTAGACCACATTGACGGAGACACAGATAATAATAGGAAGTGTAATTTAAGACCGTGTTCTCATAGAAACAATTCTTTAAATCATAGAGTAGCTTCAAACAATACTACTGGTGTTACAGGTGTTGTTTATGTTAAAAGAACAGGAAAATATATGGCAAGAATAAAAGTTAAAGGTAAAGATATATTTCTCGGTTATTATCAGACTTTAGAAGAAGCCAGTAAGGTCAGAAAAGAAGCAGAAATAAAATATTTTAAAGAGTATAGGAGGATAAAATGAATAGCTTAGAAAAGATTGAAAAAATTAAAAATCTTCTTGATGAAGTTATGGAAGTTCTTGAAATTAAACCCACGGTAAGTAATGAGGGAACAAGCAGAAGAGTGGCTAAGATGTGGGTGAATGAGTTATTTGCAAATGTGAATGACGCTCACATGAAGGAGTTAAAGGAGACCATGACTACCTTTCCGAATGAGTATGAGAGTGAAATGGTGATTGTAAGGGATATTGAATTTAACTCTACTTGTGAACACCACTTCTTACCTTTCTCCGGCAAAGTCACTATTGGTTATGTTCCGAGTGACACAATCATTGGACTGTCAAAACTTCCGAGAGTGGTGAAGTACTTTAGCAAGAGACCACAGTTACAGGAGAAGCTGACTACAGAGATTGGAGAGTTCCTGTTTAATATGCTTGAACCTCATGCACTCTTTGTAGAGGTAGAAGCAACACACCAGTGTGTGAAGTGTCGTGGTGCTGAGAGTGATTGCAGTACTATCACATACTTTAAAAGAACACATCCGGGATTTGAAGACAGTTATGAGGAATTTAAAGAGAGAAGAAAGGGGTAAGAGATATGCCTAAATTAAAGCTCAAAAAGGCAATGCCTACAAATACCCCAGAGTCTTCTGGAAAGTCCAAATTTAATCAAATTACGAATAAAGAAGACCATTCTGGTGAAGCAGTACAAGAGAAGCCAAAGACATTGTGGGATATTGTAGACCATGAACAGGACTTTCATATGTTATACTCTGGTGTTGAAGATGAAAGAAACTTCGACATTCTGTATGATATGGGTATCAGAAACTTTCTGGTGTCTTATCAGTATGTGCAGAATAAACACATGAATGTTGATAAGTTTAGTGGTCTTGGTATCAAATTCTTTGTTGACTCTGGTGCTTACACTTACCGGAATGACTCTAAGTATGCCGAGTTCACTATTGAAGACTGGGAGAAACAGATTGATAGATATTTAAAATGGGCTAAAAAGCACAAGGACATTATCTTTGCTATTGCCAATCTTGATATTGAAGGTCATGTTGACCCAGAGATTGTTCAGCAGTGGAATGAAAAGTACTTTGAGCCTTTTATGCTTGAGACAGGTATTCCAGTGTGTTTCATTTACCATGAAGGGCAGACAGCAAGAACTTGGGAACAATATGCACAGCGTTATCCCTATATTGGTATGCCTTGGGAGTTTGACTCTGATGACGGAGAGAGAATTTGCAGAGACCGACTTAGAATTACAGAGAAATATAATACTGTTGTACATGGAATGGCTATGACAAAGACTTCTCTTTTAACCTCCCTCCCATTTTATACAGTAGACTCTACAACGTGGATGGTAGGATTGCAGTATGGTGAAGTCAACTACTGGACTGGTAAGAAGATGACACGTTTAAAGAAAGACAAGTGGAAGGGTAATATGCTCCCGAAACTTGTTTCTCTGGGTTTTGATGAACAGAAATTACTTGATGAAGACAGCACAGAAATGATTAGGGTAAATGTTCATGCTTTTATTGAAGCAGAGGAATATATTCAGAAGCAGTGTAGAGCCAGAATGTACTGGTTGAGACCAAAGGGAGAGAAGAGAACAGAAGCAGACCTTGACTCTATTGAATACCCTACACCAGAGTGGTTAGACAATCCAGAAGAGCAGGACGCTACATGGGAACACTATGCAGAACTCTTTAATGTCTCCAAAGAGGACAGAGTACAGGCTTTAAACTGTGTTATTGATATGACCTGTTTTATGAACTGGGATAATCCAGATTATGCAGACTTTATCAATCGGGTTTATACACCAGAGGTGATTAAAGAAATCCATGACCTCTATATCAACAGGATTGTCCAGAGTGATGAAGAAAGGGTCACTGACCTTATTCAGTTCTACAAAGAGAACCTTTTAGGTGAGAATGATAAACTCTTACTTCTCGGCACGAATTTTGACAGAGTGGTGAAAGAACGTGAGACTTATATCACTGATGATGAATATGACACTGAGGACGTTTCTGAAATGGAAGTCCTTAATGTCCTTTCAAAATACCTGCCAGAGAGTACTGATGGTGAAGCACCAGAGATTGATTCTTTAGATGATGAAATCTTTGCGGAAGAGGGAATTACACCTATTCGTGATGAACATGGACACTTCCTTAAAGGTCAGAGACAAGTGTTGAAGCCAAAGAAGATGTACTCAAAGAAGTTTCCTAAACTGGCTTGTGATACCTGTTATGCGGCTCAGAAATGTCCAGAATATAAAGCCGGATTTGCTTGTGCCTACAATAAGATTTTTGATAAGTTTGACACAAGAGATATGGGTGATATTATTCAAGCTATGCAGGGTATTGTGGACTTCTCACTGGGAAGATTACAAAGAACCATGATGTTTGAAATGCTTGAAGGTGGACTGCCAGACCCGAATGTGTCTGCTATGATGGACCAGTCTATGAGATATTTAGGACAGCTTAAAGCTATGTATGAGAATGGAAGTACAGAAGTTCTCAGACAAACCAAAATTCTCAGAAGTGATGGTACACAGGAAATGACTACTCAAGTCACGAACCCACAACGTGGAGGAATTTTAGAGAAAATTTTCGGTGACTTAGGTAAGAGTGATGAAGATAAAAAAGAAGATATAGTGGACGCTGATATTTAGGTCGATTTGATAAATCTATGCTATGTGTTATAATCATGTAGCATAGATTTTTTGATTGAAAGAAAGGAGTGTTTCTATGAAGTTAGAACCAGTTAAAAAAGAAGACCTATTCACCGAGTTAGGTAAAAACAGTCGGCTTATTAAACTGACAGTAGACGCAAAGAAATCTATTACAAAAGAAGTTGGAAGTATTCCAGTAAAAGAGGTTATTGAGAGCATAGTAAGTCCTAAACCGGAAGAGTTCTTCTTTAAAGTGATTGAGGAGGAATATAATGAGCAAAGTTAAATTTTACTCCATGACAAAACCTATTCCATTTAGAAAGACCCGACTTTTTCTGAGAAGGGTGAAGGACTCCATTACCTCTTTAATATATAATATATTATATAAATTTAATATAATAGAAAAATATAGTTTTAATGACGTAATGCGGAATGGAGTGCCAGTCACAATTCCACCTTCAAAATTTGAGTCGGGCTGTATAAGTGCCACTTTAGAGTTTAATGTAGAACACACTGATATGGTAAATGAGTGTTACTATCACAAGAAAGGTGACAGACTCAATAAGCTGTATGTAGTTATGGACAGTCATCTGCATGAGTTACATATCACTGCACACATGACTAACATTGGTATTAAAATGCCAGATGGAAAGTTTCAGTATGTGAGTGAAGGACTTCCAGTATTTAAAGTTTGTGTGAATGATGAACCATTGAAACCTTTTAATGAAGGTGAGGAGCTTCAACCTGTTAAGTATCATACTCAGAGGATTGATATGAGAAAGTTGCAGTCTTTGAGGTTCTGTCATGATAGGATAGTGTCTGAGTACTATTTAGATGAACTGAAAGAAGGTCTTTATAAAGGGCTGTTTGCTACAGCAAGAGACCAGTTTACATTTGCTTTTATCAACTACTTCCGGGAAGTCAAGTTAGCTGATTTGTTAGAGGAGGAATAAGTATGAATTATCACAACATTACCCACGAAGATATGTTAAATGGTGATGGAATCAGAGTAGTACTTTGGGTGTCTGGGTGTCCACATCATTGTGAAGAGTGTCAGAATCCCGAAACTTGGTCTCCTAACAGTGGGATTGAGTTTGATGAAGAAGCAAAGAGGGAGATTTTTAATGAGCTGTCTAAAGACTATGTTTCTGGAATAACCTTTAGTGGTGGAGACCCACTTGCTGTATTTAATGTTCATTTTGTTTTTGACCTCATGGAACAGATTAAGAAGCACTTTCCCAACAAGACAATTTGGGTGTATACAGGTTATACTTTTGAAGAGTTAGAAGAGTGTGTATCTTGGACACACACAGGAGTTGGAAGATACAGTACTTATGATGAAGGGGTTGCAAAGATTCTTCCTTTGATTGATGTACTTGTAGACGGTGAATATAAGAAAGACCTCAGAGACGTTAATCTCAAGTGGAGAGGAAGTAGTAACCAGAGAGTGATTGATGTACAGAAGTCTTTAAAAGAAGGAAAGGTGGTGCTTCATTGTGAGTAATATTAAGTGTAATATTGTTAGCTGTGACAATAATACTGGTTTTACTAATGAATGTATGTATGGAATTACAGATGACCTTATCAAGTGTGCTGAAAGTGGTGAACCAATGTGTGATGTACTGAGAGCAAAAGTTCTGAAAGAAGTAAGGAATGAAAAGTAGATAAACCTGCTGACAGCGAGGTTTGAGAAGAAAGGACGTTTGACGAAAGTTGAACGTCCTATTATAATGTAAGAGTAAATAAAACACAACTGTTCAATTTTATGAGGAGGAAGATGAATGTCAGAGGTTAAAAAAATGACTCTCATTGAAGAGTTTGCTAATAAGATAATGTCCAGTGGACTTATTAAAGATGAAAAGGACATTGATAAATTTCGTGAAATCACTTGTTACATGAAAGACAAGGAGTATCACAAAATGAAAGAGGTTGATGACAGACTTGCTAATGAAGTTGTTAAACTCACAGCCGAAGATAAAAGATTGCGGTGTGAGTTAAGAGTTTTAACTGAATATATTATGAAGAAAGAAGGTGAAGACAATGTTTAAAGTGAGATATAAGGGTAAGATATACACAGTATATCATGTAGAGCCAAGACCAATATTACAGTTCTTGATTTATGCGGAGAAGCAGAGTGTGTTTAAATCCGGCAAGAAAGAGTTCCAGTATGTAAAAGCATCTGAATGTGAGGAAGTAGGTTAAGTATGTACAGAGATACAAATGATGGGTTTATTATACTGAAAAGAGACGCACTAAAAGGCGGTGACAGAGGAGTATTTAATAGAATAACCACTAAGAGACAGTTGACAGAAGCATTGGTAAAGGGTGAGATATATTATACTCATGTTAGTAATGAAACATACACTCAGTTTATAAGTGACATGATGGACAATCCTTTTATCCGAGGTCATGTCAAACACATAAACATATACAATTTATATTCAAATCGGAGGTAAAGAAATGCAGATTGATGTAGATAACAGAGGTAAAGGTAAGACAACTTCTTTAATTATGGACGCTTATTTCACAGGAACACCTATCATTACCACAACAGTTAGTCGGAGAAATAGTGTTCTTGCTCAAGCACACAATATGGGTATGGGTGAAGACATTCGTGTTTATACTGTGAATGAAGTTACGGATAAGAAAGCTGTGGGTCTTGATTTTGGAGAAGAAGTGTATGTAGATGAATTACAAGATGTACTTAATTTTCTTTTAGGACTCAAAGTAAGAAAAGCCACATTGACAAGGAGACCATAATATGTGTTATAGAAGTGATGATGAAGAACAAATGGAATTTATACGCAAGTATAATGAGAAACGTGCGGAAATGAAAAGTAAGCAAAGAAAGTTGCGGAGAGTAGTAAAGATAGTAATAGGAATAACTATAGGAGTAATAGTAGTAAGTGTTTTAATGAGAGTGGTAATGCTATTGCTTATGTAAAAGAAATTCCGCAGTAAAGGAGAACCTTTACCAAATAATCCGGGTAAGAAATAACTATAGAGAAAAAGCCGGACGCTAAAGTGAAACAGTAAAGAGACTATATAGACAACTATATAATAGTAGATAACAGTAAGAAAGAGTAATGCTTTCACTTTAAAATAGTGGCAGTGTAGTGCCTTTCCTACCTGCACCTACCTGCACCTCGGCAGGTTTCCTCCGCAAAGGCGGTAAAATCAGTGTTTAGGTGTGGTCAAAGGTGATGTGATGACTGGCGAAAGGTAGTGATTTAAAGGTGTTATAGTTGTTGTCTTTAGTGTTATATGTTACAATATTCTTATAGAAAATCACTTCCGGCTTTCCTCTTCCTCTATATAGAGGGAATGATAACAACACTTAGGTTTAAGGACTACCTAAGAACACTCAAACACTTGATTTTTCAAGTGTTACAGGTGATTTAGAGTATGTGATTGGACAGATGGTTGATACCAAAATCCCCTATATAGACAAGAGGAAGTATTATTCCCTTCTCTATATAGAGAGGGAGGAAGGATTATTCTATTACTATTACTCTATATAGAGAGAAGGAGAGACAAACATGAATAAAACAAGAACTTGTAGTAAGTGTGGTAAGGTGACTAAAATCACTATGAAAGGTGTTACTGAGTGTCCTAAGTGTGGAACACCTTTTAAGCCACAAACACCAAACACTCGGAAATCCAAGTGATGTGATAGTGATTGTGGTGTTAGTGAGAGTGTGATATACTGTGTTTAGTGAATGACATAGAAAACACATGAAACAGAGAGGAGAACATAGTATGGCACATATAACACCCGAAGAAAGTTTAAGAGGTCTTTTCTATATAGTGAAAGGACAGTACAGAAAGAAAGCACCAACCTTTGTAAATAAAGTCACTGGTGATGTGAGTTACATTGGAGGTTATGACCCAGATGACGAAGAGACAGTAGAGTGGTACAGAGTCATGGACAACATTACACACCACTGTGTTTATTGTGGCAGTGATTTAGATAGTGCAGTTGAGTGTGTGGAGAAAATGATTAAACACCACAAGACACGGAAACACTATTTCCATTATGTGTGTAGAGTGACAAGTGAGGATTACTATGAAACACACTACTTAGGAAGAACACCACTCACACCAGAACAGAGAAGTAAGAAAGCAGAGGGAAGGTGTCCTAGAGTGTCACCTATACAGAAAGCACTTGAGGATGAAGTGTTTAATGAGTATGGTGATTACTATAGTGCTTTGATTGAAGAAGCAGAAGATTCTGCATACCGGGCAATTAAAGAAGATAAGCCTTTTAACAAAGGAATGAAGAGACACAAGAAACTCCCAAAACCAGTAAGTGTGCAGGAAGAGGAAGAAGTAGTGGAAACACCACAAACACAGAAGCCAGTGAGTAGTGGTGTGAAGCTCAAGAAGATTAAGAAACTCGGAAAGAAATAACACTCATGTAATGTGTAAGGATAAGCCAATGAACGTGATAAAGAACACTCTTAGTAATGTGGGAGTGTTCTTTTTATTATCTATAAAGGAAGTGTATACAACACTGGAAAGTCCTTTTAAATATCACACTTTTAATCACTTGTCAAGTGTTTTGTGATAGAAAATAGTCATAAAATCATAAAATAGCAATATGCACAACAAAAGGAATGTTATGTTGTGCAAAAGTCATAAAGTCATAAATTCTTTGTGCAACTTGCATAATCTTTTTTCAGAGCTGTTCTGATTCCCTCAAAAAGCACCTTCCAGAACGTCCGAAAACACGCCAAAAAGCCCCTAAAATCAAGCCTTTTGTGCAATATTACAGGATACACTGAAAACCCCTAGAAAAGCCCTGTACAGCGTTGAAAAGCCCTGTACACCTCAGACAAGAGACAACGCAAGCCCCTAGAATAGCCCTAGAAACGCTTTAAATGCCCCTCAGAGCGATTTTATGCCTTTATGCAATAATTTGTACCCTAGACACAAAAAGTCCCTAGAAACGCAAAATACAGCGTCAAAAAGAAATTTATGAAAAGTCATAAAAAAGTATTGACAAGTGACCTTACCCGTGATAAAGTATAGACAAGCTCAAGAGCGAGTGACAGAAACGCTTGAGTGAGTAACCAGATAACGTGACAAGTTGCCGAGTGACAGAAACGGAGCAAAGTCATAGCATTGTACCTTGATAATTGAATAAGTGCTCTATTAAGTACTTGAGACAGCCGGAGATAGTTACGCATTATGCGACCTCAAAAGTTGTCGAGAGTATACTGGTAGAGAAAGTGAAAACACAAACTCACACTCTTATTGTAGGTGTGAGTGCCAGACAGCTTATTTAGTGTCCGGCACTTGCATAAGCCTATGCACTCACTATATTTTAAGGAGGAGCATAACATGAGAGAAATGACAGTAGTGGTAATGAATAAGAAGACCATGACACAGGAAAGCGTATTCAAAGGTGATATGAGAGTATGCAAGAACCACAGAGGTGATAAGTTCTATGTGATAAAAGACTACACTGACGAGGAACTTGAGCTTTTAAAGCCGGAAAAAGAATATGTGTGTCATGAGTACCCTGTGGAAGATTACTTCCTCATTCTCAACTAAGATGGCTCTCTACACTGAAAAGTGTAGTGAGTGGATAGGCTTATCCAAAACACATTACATTAAAATAAGAAAAGGAGAGTGTTATTATGACAACAGCAAAAATGAACAAGGAACAGATGGTACAGTTTTTAGACGAGCATTTCAACGAGGTGACTGACAAGAACTTGCAGGAAAGAATCACTTATACTGCAAACGCTTGGAAGAAAGACCATGACAGTGTAAAGCTGTCAGACCTCAGACCTTTAGTGAAAGAGGTAGAAGCTCTGTTACCAGAGGAAGAGTCCAAACCTGCTCCGGCAAATTCTACTAAAAAGACCCTCAAAAAGTCTTCTAAGAAGGAAGAGCCTGAGACAGAAGAGACAGCTCCGAAGGAAGAGAAAAAAGCTCCGGCTAAGAAGCCTGTAGCCAAAAAGTCCGAAAAGAAGTCAGCGGTGCAGAAGTCAGAGCAGAAAGGTACTAACTTCGATTTAGCAGGTATGTTTGAAGAAACTATCACTACTGAGATTGGTACACTCACTAAAGCACAGGACATTAAGACCTTTGCAGACCTCAGAAAAGCATTAGAGAATGAAGAGGAAATTTACTTCGCAATCTACTGGACTGAGAGACTTCTGAGACAGTTCGACTATGTGGGAACTATCGAGACGGTGAAAAAGCCTAAGAACTTCCCGAATGACTTGGATTTAGTGTCTTGTATCTACCTGTCAGACGAGGACAAACTCGCTGTAGGTATCTCAAGCTACACTGATATGCCATACATCATTCAGCCGAAGGATATGACTATCACAGAAGATGGATTCCGCTACACAAGCAACATGGAATTTGAACTGTACAGATTGACTGACGCTGTGGAATAACATTCAGTGTTTCAACACTGACCTTGCATATCACCCCGAAAGGGGTGGTGTGTAAGAATGAGTGCTGAAAAGTTCTCTAATAAGTGTGTGAAAAGTGTAAAGGAGTGTGTAACTATGAAAGGAAATTACATGATTTATCGTTTAGTAGACAATGAGGGCAGAGAAGAGACATTATTCTACCTGCCGGAGAAAGATGCTGATGAAATTCTGAGAAGAAAGGCTTACAGACTTTTAGAGCTTGCACAGTATAAGTCCAATGGATTTAGTGTGTATGCTATAGCCTATGTAGACAAGGAGACATATCTCAATGCCAGACTTGATTACAGGGTGAAAGAGTACTGCCAGTTAGACAGAGACGAGCAGGACACTAAACGTAGAAGACTTGAAATGACCCCGGAAACATATGTCCAGACATTAGAAATGATACAGGACATGAAATGGAACACACTGAAAGCAATCTCAATGTGTATAAGAAGACTCATGCATGAGGACTTTGATATTCATAATGAGATTGGTATTCAGTTGTATGACCAATACTTACAGGCAATACTTTAGTATTGATACACTGTACATCACTATACAGAGTGGTGTGCAGTAATGAGTACTAAAGGTACTCTTCACACAGAAGGTGAGCAGTGTTTAGTGAAAGGAGACAAAAGCTATGGCAGTAAGACCATTTTATTTAAGTGCTGATGTTGAAGGGAGAAGAACTCCACTTGCAGGTCGACCTGCAAGACGTGATGGTAGCATGACTGTTGAAATCACTCAGAGAAATGCAGGTGAGATTGAGACAGCTTTTAAGATAAGAAGCTACAGAGAAGGTGATGAACTTATCACTAATGTCTATGATAGTACAGGAACTTGTGTGGCAACACATAAGACTCCTTACTAATAAATAACACACTCCCAAAACACACTTAGGTAGTGAGCTGACCTTGCCGACAAGTGTTTCTCTTGTCGGTGAGAGTGAGTCCATTACAGGCTCAGTAACTAAACACACATAAGAGTGAAAAGAAAAGGAGAGTGTTATTATGTCAAGAATGTTTGATGAAATGCCAGAGGAACTGAAAAGAATGTTAGGAATTTCCCCGACTGATTTAACCAGTGAGGAGGAGAAGTTCGATTATGACAATCCTCCACTGACTTGTGAGGAAATTCCAGATAGTGTTATTCCGGCAGAAACATTTAAGAAACTGGTTGAAGCCAGAAAGCTGATTATCGAAGCAAAGAAAACGCTTGGAGAAAGAAGCAGTGCAGAGTCCTTTGCATTTAAACTGGCAAACAGTAGCCCCTATGCACAGATTCAGTGGTTGTACATGACTGATGAAATGCAGGACGCTTTAAAGAGTATCAACATCATGTTACATATCAATGACTCTGGTAAGGACAGTATCAAGAAGACTATTGATGAAGAAGCACATGAGAATGGTATGACAGCAAAAGAGCTTGCCAGAAAGGTAATAGTGTGTAACACCTTGAATAGTATTCTCGGTATCTAAACATTAAACCATTGTTTGAGCATTGGACACCACAAGTGTCCAGTGTTCTATAGAGTGGTTTAAGCTCTAACTAACAATAAGTGTGAATGTGAAGAAAGGAGTGTGTTTTAGCATGAAACTGAAACCAATCAAGAGGAAGGAACTCAAGAAGTCTGTAGAAGTACAGCAGACACCAGAAGAACCTAAAAAGAGGGAGAAGAAACCTAACAAACTCCCACCAGACGGTTACAATCCTATGTTTCCACCAGTGAGATTTCTGGTGCGTGAATATCCTTCTTTTAAAGACCCAACAAAGGTTGTGAAAGACTACATTGAAGTCAGTGTAAAGCGGTGGGATGATGATGAAGCACCTGCTTGTTGCTTTATGACTATGTACAGAGAGTCAGAAGCCTACACTGGATATTTAAAAGGTAAGTCAATTCACTTCCCGATTGGAATGTTCACAGATGTGATTGAGAAGTTGCAGGACGCAAGTGATGAATGTGAGGAAAGGCACATAGAGTATTAAGAGTTTGTACATGATAGGAGAGGAGCTGAGATATGCTCCTCTTCTTTTTTGGTTATGTGCCAGTGTGTAGTGAGGTGTGCCGGAAGGTGATTAAAAGGTGTTGGTGTGTTGTAAGTGAGAAAAGCCCAAAAGAGTATTTAGTGATTTTCGTGAGGTTATATAAAAACACTAAAAGAGGTGAGTGAGGTTCTGGAAAGTCACTGAAATGAAAATATCCTGTGAGAAAAATTTGTGATGTGAAGAGAGGTGAGGGTGGAAGGCTATAATAAAGACATATATAAAGAAATATATGGTAGGTAGTATATCTCTATATCCGCATAAAAATTGGTGATATATTTGAATATATTATATGTGGTCTTTTAATAGTTCTATGTATATTATATGTATAA